ACGTCATACCACAGAAATGGCCCCGTGATGGGTGGGGCAATTCTTTTAACTCGACTGTGAACCCAAGGTTTGCAAAGTCTTGGGATGTCAACTCACAGGAGGTCGCGAACAGGCCATCATCACCTTCCACAAAACCTTCACCAAATGCATGCTTCTTATGGCAGATGAAAAGGAAGATCATGAGATTTGTAAATCCATTGCCTAAGGACGTGCACATATCGCCAGACATACGTCTACCTCGCACAGAGGCGCGCACACCTGACCTGGTTGAAAGTTTGTTCCAGCCTGTCAACATGTCACATATGAGATCTGCATCTTGGGGGCAGGACTGCAACATGTGTCGATAAAGAATACATTCAAAAGCTTCCATTATTTTAGGCGTGAAGTGACTTTCAAACGCCTTATAATCATTTTCATAGTATCTCATGCCTGAATGTACCAAAGTACGCATGATCAACTCCGGCCGTTTCGATATCTCGACGTGTTTGATGAACGCGGGGTGTTTATATACAGTGTTTTCTACACTTTTTATAAACCTACCACAGTAAGCCTTGGCGCGATCATTTCGGCTATTGATCCAGCGGGCCTCCTTGAACTCTGGGTAGGACTCCAATTTGGAGTGGGACTCTACTTTTTCTAAAACACGGCGGGACGGGCGGCCAAAATGGTCGACAGATGCAGCAGCGCGGAGCTCGTCCTTCCTGCGCTGGTCATGAGGTGAGCTAGCCTCCCACTCATCGTAAGACATGACGTTACAAGGTTCGAACATGTTCCTGCAAAAGTCTCCAACAAATTCAGCGGCTTCAGCGAGTAGAGAGTCGTCAGGCTCTGGCAGGTCACGAAATATGCGCTTCGTAATACCGCGGCGCAAAGTTTCAGGGTCAGACCTGTCAATTGATACAGGGGCAAAGCCAGGTACATTACCGAAGTTAAGCCTCCTATAATTACGACTCCGCTTGTGGCGCACAGGAGTGCTCGTGAGGTGAGCTCTCCCAGCGTCAAGCTGCTTACTGGTAGGGGCTGGGAGGCCCACCTCAGCGGGGCGGAACCCAACAGCATAGATCTTTCGATCTGACTGTACTTTTCCGCCTCCTCGTCGTTCAATGCCTTCGCATACAACTGACCGTCGCATTGAACGTTGAAGTGGCTCCCTCCCAGGGCGTTTAAATCACTTTTAGCTATACCCACGGCCAGACGCTCAACTCCAACCTGAACAGAGTAGTCGAGGGAGTCTGGTAGCGGCAAATTAGTGATTCTAAGGGCCTTCATCCGAGTATTGGCTGCAACCACATCTGTTGTAGTCTTTAAACTGTATTCTCGCATAACCTCGGTGAGTAAATGCGGAGCAAAAGTACACGGTGTCGGAACTGCCACACGTGATGCTAACTTGTGGAGCATCGACGCGACACAGACGGCATTGCTTATGATAAAGCCGCACCGGGCGGGTTTTGGGCCGAAAGCGCGGAGTACCCGATCCGCAATGCTGAACGCTCCTCGAATTGCACGGTCGAGGATACCAATACCTGTGATTTTCTGGACAACACCCACCGTGCAATCACCGACAAGCAATGCCTGGTCGGGCAGCTTGTCGTTGGAACGGCACGATAGGGGTCTGGAATCCTGGGTCATAGGAACAACAGAGTATTGGATCGGACTGACACTGGCCACATAGCTACCTGGCGCATCGAATGCCAATCGAACGTGTTCAGCTGTTGGATGAATGCCATCCAACACTTGTCGCATGGGGTTAGGCAAGGTAAGTTTTAAGGAATGTGTCACAACATCAACAGACTTATCTTGCTCAGGCTTGGCGAGCTTGGCTGGTTCAGGCACATCACTTTTTGGTTCCGGAAGTGATGTACTAGCAACGGGAGCGGGCTTATGCTTACTCTCGAAGCGTTTTTGCCGTGCCTTTTCCCTCTGTGATCCCCCATCACAGGGCGACTTCTCGTTTCCTTCCTCACCAGAATGGACAAATCCGACACTAAACTCGCGGTAGTCGTTGTCAAACGCACCACCGTAGTCATTGGGTAGAGGGTCGTCTTCGGGATCTGATGAGGGGGCCGCATCCACTGGTGTGGCTACTTGGACAGCCAGGTTGCCAAAGAGAGCTTCCACGTCAGTTTCGCGCCTAGTCTTGTCTTTTCTAGCTTGATATTCTAGATCGGCTTGGCGGCAACTGGCTTGTATGGTGCTTTGCTTGGTTCCTGTACTGTTGGTTCGCTTGACAGTGAGTGACACCGGATGCTTGAAGTTTTTAGTGGCATTATAACCAGATCCCGGTCCAGGATTTGGCTCAACGCCAGCTATCATCAGCAACATCGCTAGCAGCTGTTTAACGATGTGATGTTGTTCCGGTCTGATGGAGTTGTAGAGCGCCTGGTCAGCTTCAAACCAGGCTTGATTCACCGGGATTGCGTGAACGAACTGCAGAACATCGTCTGCCTTGGCTTTATGGGCCATTTTGTCGACACGCTTTGCAAGGGAAACCAATTTCCGAACTTCTTGCAAGGGGAGGGAAGGAGAAAGCCTCTCCAGGGCATTGACACGTTCAGTGCGCTGCTGCTTCATAGCGCGTGTCTTTTTCGCCCTATAGAACAAGTTCGCCCTTTTAGATTTAGCACCTATGGGCAACGAACCTGCTTGCAGCTTAGCCTTAGCTAGGGCCTTCTTCCCCGCATCTGCTACCTTAAACCGCTTCTTGCGGTCCCAGGTTGCTGCATTCCTCTCATTTGTGGCATGCATTTGATCATGCAACGCTTTCGCGTATGAGTCTTCGTGGTGTTGGCGACGTG